ATATGACGCAGTGCATGGACGATAAAAAGCCGGAAGAGCGGGCAAGAGGCATGGCTGCGGGGCTTGCATTGCTGAAAGGCTGCGATTTTGTTATTGCTGGCGTGAAATACGGCATAACAGAGGGAATGGACAGAGAAATACATACAGCAAATATGCTGGGGATTACGGTTATAGATGCAAACCAGATTAAGCGGCATCTGGAATATGAGGAAAAGCGACAGGAGCGGGCGGCAAGCGATTACGCAAAGCTGCACAGCTGCGAGTTTTGCAAGGGCAGCAAATTATATAGCTGCACGGGCTACGATTGCAGAGAGCCGTACAGACAGGCTTATGACTATGCCTTAAGCCGCATAAGAGAGCGGCAGGAAACATGAAAAAATAAAAGCGCCTACGGTGGGGAAACACCATAGGCGCTAAGCTATACAGCTTTGAAATACTATAAAAATTATAAGCTATGTATGGCGCAAAGTCAAGAAAATTAACGGGCAGGCAGCCCGTTTTAACACTTGATAAAAGTATTAACGAACCGACAGAGAGGTAGATATATGCCATACGTAGAGAGGGTAACAAAAGCGGGGAATACGATAGAGATAGAGAGGTACTTTACCAGCAGATACAAAAAGAAAGGTATCAGCAGAGGGGATAAGGTAAAGCCAACAAAAGAAGAGCAGGAGAAAGTAAACACCAGACAGGCAGAGAGAAAGTTAAGGATACTCATAAATGCGAACTATGGCTATGGGGACTACCATTTAGTGCTTGACTATATCCGCAGGAAAGGAGAGCCGGACAGAACGCCGGAGCAGATGCGGCAGGACATAGACGTATTTTTGAGGGAGTGCAGAAAGGAGTACAGAAAAGCAGGGTTAGAGTTCAAATACATACACGTTATGGAGATAGGCAAGAAAGGTGCGAGGCATCACCACCTTGTAGTAAATAAAATTGACACAGAGATTTTACAACGCTGCTGGTATAAGGCATACGAGGGGCATAACAGGGTTAAGGTATTCCCACTGGACGATAGCGGCAACTATGCAGAGCTGGCAAGTTATTTAATCAAGTACACAGGAACGCACAAAAAGGGTACTGACGGAGCATTACAGGGCAAGCGCTGGAATTGTAGCAAGAATTTAGTAAGACCAGAACCAGAGTACCACATAATTTCAGACCGTGAGTATTTCAAGAAAGAACCAAAGGCAATAAAGGGCTATTACGTGGATAAGAACAGCGTGAGCATGGGAGTACATAGCCCAGAGTATTACGGCTACGGGTATTTAAGATACACCTTAGTAAAAATAACAGATAGGGGGGGCTGAAATGCAGATAATCAAGGGCATTGCCATTGCAGCAGTGCTGATAATAGCCGGACTGCTGGCGTTGATTGTGGCAGCATATCTGGCGTTTAAAATTGCGGCGGCTATTTTTGAGCAGCAGGAGAGCTGGAAAGACAGCGGCAGCAGAAAGGGCAGAAAACATGATAGAAAAAATTAAATACTGGTTATTCCAGAAAGGCAAGGATTGTAAGCGCTGCTGCCTGCGGTGCAGATATTACGATATATGCCGCTGGGACGTACTGGGAAATGCGGGACTACAAAGCGAGGAAACAATAACGCTTTTGGCGATAGAGAACAGCAAGCCGCATAAGGACGGGCTGCTTTTCAGAATTTGCCAGTATGTAGAATTTAAGCAGAGAGCGAGGCGAGAAAATGAGAAACTTTAGACTGGACGACGAAAGCGGGCATCAAGAGGCATTATTTAGCTGGGCTGCATACAGAACAGGGATTATGCCGGAACTGCAATATATGTATCATGTGCCAAACGGCGGCAAACGTGATAAAGCAACAGCAGCGGTGCTTAAGAGGCAGGGCGTAAAGGCTGGCGTGCCGGATATTATGCTACCAGCTGCAAGGGCTGGGTATCATGGGCTTTACATAGAGCTTAAGGCAGGCGAGAACACGACGACCAAGAAACAGAAAGAGTGGTTAGAGTATCTGCGGCAGCAGGGCTATTATACCGCCGTCTGCTACGGCTGGCAGCCAGCAGCGCAGCTGATAGAGCAGTATTTATTACATTCAGACGAGCTTACAAAAGAACAGGAAACAGTAACCATGCGTTAGAGGCGAACGCAGGAAAGAGAGGCAAAGAATGAAAACAATAAGCATTTTGAATTTAAAGGGTGGCGTAGCCAAGACCTTTACAGCGGCAAACATGGCGTATGAGCTTTACAGGCGAGGCTATAAGGTGCTGCTGATTGACAACGATAAGCAGGGGAACTTAAGCAAGGCGTACAGCAGATATGACGCAGAGAACGTAGCACCAGTTACAAAGCTGCTGGCTGGGGACTGGGAAAACGCAGACGAGCTGATACAGCATACAGAGTATGAGGGTATCGACATTGTAACGGCGAATATGTCACTTTTTGGGGCTACATGGAATTTAACCAAAGAGGACAGCGAAAACCAGATAGAGAGATATAAAGCGTTGGTATATGCAAAGATGCAGTATTACGGAGATTGCACCATATACGGCAAGTATGATTACTGCATCATTGATAACCCGCCGGATATTGGGCTTAATGTTGTAAATGCGCTGGCAATCACGGACGAGGTAATAGTACCCGTAAAGGTGGACGAGGACGCTTTAGAGGGGCTGGATATTGTGACAGAGCAGATAGAGGACGCAAAGGCATTTAACCCAGCATTAAAGCTGGCAGGCGTACTGATTACGTCATACCAGAACACAGACGGCGAGGCAGCAGGCGTAGAGTGGCTGGAACAAAAGACAGATTTTAATATTTTGGGTATTATTCGGTATTCCAAGAAAGTAGCAGAAAATACTTTCATGCGTAAGCCGATTTATGAGTATAGCCCATGCTGCGGAGCGGCGCAGGGGTACAAGAAATTTGTAACAGCGTATACAGGGAAAGCGAGGTAGCAAGCGTGGCACATAAAGAGAGGTTTTGCGCTTACTGGCATTGCAGCAGGACTGGCGGTACGGAGTGCTGGAACTGGGGCAGCAGATATGCAGGGAAGAAATGCCCACAAAGCGACGCTTGCGAGCATTGGAGAACGTGCGAAATGTGCAACGGAGTAATGGGACAGTGTAAGAAAAAACAAAGGATTGAGAAAGTGAGGTAGAGAATATGGCAAAGTTTGGCATTAACGACATTCTGAACGCAAAGACGAAAGCAGCAGGACAGCAGGCGCAGACAGAGGGATACAAAGAAATCTATTTAAGCCCTTACGAGGTAAAAGCAGCGCAGGAGAATACACACCAGAAATTAGAGAACATAGAAGAGCTGGCAGACAGCTTTTTACACGTAGGACAGGAGCAGCCTACAGTATTGGCGAGAGTAAACGGGGAATACCGTATAATCGACGGACACAGACGTAATGCGGCAAATATTTTGAACTTAGAGCGGGGGCATAAGGAGTATGAGAAAGTGCTTTACCGCTTTATGGATATGAGCGAGGCAATGTATGAGCTGCGCTTATTGGCGGGCAACGGATATACGCAGGAACTTACAGCCTATGAAAAAACCAGATTAGTAGAGCGCACCAAAGCTGCACTTATCAGAGCCAAGGAAGAGGACGGCTTAGAGATACAAGGCAAAATGCGTGATTTAGTGGCGGCTATGATAAATGAGAGCAGCACAAATGTAGCCAGAATGGACGCAATCAACAACAACGCCACGCCGGAGATTAAAGAGCAGCTGAAAGAGGGCAATTTAGGTATCACTGCTGCATACGAGGCAGCCAAGCTGGACGAGGACGAGCAGAAAGAAATAGCGGAAAAAGCAGCAGCGGGCGAAAATGTGAGGGCAAAGGAAATAGCGGAAAAGGTAGCAGAGAAAAAGGCGGGGGACGATTACGAAACACCGCACCCAGAAAGCATAACATCTTTGTGCTATTCCTGCCAGAAATACAAGGACTGTAACGTAAAAACGGGAACGTGCCAGAAATGCGACCAGTACATAAATAAGGCAGAGGCTGAAAAGACAGACGAACAGCGATACAGCGAAGAGCAGGACGCTATAGACCGCCAGACAAAGAAAAAATTGCAGGAGCGGGCAGACACAGAAAAAATGGAGCATCTGCCAAGCGAGGGGAATATAGAGCATAAGCAACATGAATTAAAGATAGTGGCATCTGATTACGAGGACGTAATAAGCGGAAAAAAGAGCTTTGAGCTACGGAAGAATGACAGAGGATACAAACAGGGCGACAGCCTTAAAATGCTGGAATTTAAGGACGGTAAGCACACAGGGCGCACGATTGATGCAGATATTATTTATATGCTGGAAGATTATACAGGGCTTACAGAGGGCTACTGTATTCTGGGTATCAGAGTAACAGACTATACAGGTAAGGTGTCCGAAACGGACACGGAAAGCGGGGCAGAACATGAATAGACGGCAGCGGAAAAAGAAGAAAGCACAGGTATTTACAATTATTCTGGGTTGTACGGCGTTTTGCAAGGCAGAGCAATACGAGAAGATGCGGAAAAGCGTAGAATATCAGTTACGAACAGGCAGCGTGGTTATGCTGCCTGCATACTTGCACGTAGAGGCAATCATAAAGCAGCGAGGCGGCAGAAATATTGAGATTAAGCAGGAAAACGGGGTAGTAAATGTTTGAGTATATGGACGGCATAGTAGATGCAGTGGAAGAAATTGGACAGGCAGCAGTAGACGTAGCAGTATTTGTGACGATATGCGCAGCAAAAGCGGTGTTGATAATAACAGCGCCAGTATGGATATTGCCGTATGCGATATGGAGAAAGGGGCGTAAGCAGTGAAATACAGACAGTGGAAAAAGAACTACAAGAAAAAACACGGAGTAAACCCGCCGTTAGAGCTGGACAAGCGAAAACAGCGCAGGCTTGCAAGAAAAATGGCAAGGCAGATAAATAAAACATTGCCAACAGCGGCAGAAACATTGACGGCAGCTATTAACAGCTGGGTAAAGAGCATAAAGCCAGTACTGGCGACATTCTGCGAGAGCGTAGCGGCGGCGTTTAGCAATGTGGCAGCTGGATTAAGGGAAGAAAGCGAGGCGGTAGAAAATGACGAATATATTACTGGGTATAATAGCACTGGAATTGTTGGCGATATTTTCAAAACTGGACAAACTGGAAGAGAGGGGCAGAGAGAATGAATAATGTATCACTTACAGGGCGGCTTACAAGAGAGCCAGAGCTTAGATATGGCGGGCAGGACAACAGTACAGCTATTACCCGCTTTACGCTTGCGGTAGACGACGGGAAAGACACAGATTTTATAAATATTAAGTGTTTCGGGCGTACTGCGGAATGGGCGCAGAAATGGTTAAGCAAAGGCAGCAGGGCAGAGGTTACGGGCAAGATTAAAACAGGCAGCTACGAGAGCCAGCGCACGGGCAGCAAGGTATATTACACAGAGGTTGTGGCAAATAGCGTAGGATTTGGAGAGAGCAAAGCAGAGGCAGAGGCGAGAGGGCAGCAGCTGCCGGAGAGTGACGGGTTTATGAATATCCCAGAGGGAGCAGACGAAGAGCTGCCGTTTAATTAACAGAAAGCGAGGTACAGAACATGGAGCAGGAAGAAACAAAGACAACAGCGGCAACAGGGGTAGAAATGTCGCCAGAGGCTGAAAGCTGGGTACAGCTGCACGAAAGCGAATTAACAGAGCTGATGCAGAAACAGGCAAAGGCTGCAATAACGGAACTGAAACGACAGGAAAAGCAGGAGCGAAAGAAAGAGAAATACCACAACACTTTTACGCTTATGAAATGCTACCGTGATGCGGTTTTCCATATCGAGAACGCAATAAGCGACGGGCAGCAGTTGGAGCTTAAGGGTATGACGGACGAGCAGCAGCGTACATACTTAGAGAGTATCAGACGCACACGCTTTAAGACATTGATAATGACAGCGCATATAGACAAGGCGGTAGAAGAGATAGAACGCCGTAGAGAGGCAGCAGGCAGAGGCGCAGAGTACAAGGCTTTTGAAATGTATTTCATGCAGGGCATGGACTATGCGGAAATTGCAGAGCAGCTGGACACAGGAAAGAATACACCGAGGCGCTGGGTAACAGGTATCATAAATGAGCTGTCAGTATTATTGTGGGGGATTGATGAAGAGCGCACAGCTGGCGTGGTAAAGTAATGGTAAAAACGTGGTGTTTACATGGGAAAACAAAAGAGATACAATGGTAGCATGAAATGAGTAGGCGATAGCTTAAGCCATGTGCGGCAGCAGTTACCTACTCTTTTTCTATTCATTCTTTAGCCTCCACCCAGCGCATGAAACTTAGGGCGCTGGGGAATGAAGAAAGAGAGGGGACAGTATGAAAGCATGGGCTAAGAGTTTTTATTTATCAGCGGCATGGGAAAAAACCAGAGCCGCTTATTTAATGTCACAAGATTATATTTGTGAACGCTGCGGGCAGCCTGCAAAGATAGTGCATCATAAGCGCTGGCTTAACAGAGAGAACATAAACGACATAAGCGTTACGTTGTGCTGGGATAACTTAGAGGCGTTGTGCCAAGACTGCCACAACAAGGAACACCACAAACAGGAGAGGCATAAGCGGTATCGGTTCGACGAGAACGGCGGCATACTCCCCCCATATCAGAAAAATAATTAAAGGGGGCGAATACCGAGGGGGATACCCTAAAATTACCCTACGGGCGTGCGCACGGGTGGTGTAGGGGGTGTGGTGCGGCGCAGGAATGGAAAGCGGGGTAAAGGAATGGCAACAAAGAAAGAGAAAACCAAAGAACAGAGGATAAAGACCGAAAAGACCAGACTTAAGGGAATTTTCAAGGACTTAGACGAAAACAAAAGAAAATTAGTAACGCCGCTGATAGAAAAGGCTGCATTTATGAGCATTGAGCTGGACGACTTGCAGGCGAAACTTGAAAAAGACGGCTGGACGAGTGAGTACCAGAACGGGCAGAACCAGTGGGGAACAAAGAAAAGCCCAGAGGCAGAAACCTACATAGCGCTTAGTAAGAACTATGCAGCAGTGATTAAGCAGCTTACGGAATTAGTACCAGCTGCGAAACGAAAGACAAGCAGGCTGGCGGCTTTGCGGGAAGAGTAAGCAATATTGCCGCCTTATCGAAATTATATCTATGAGTACCACGCAAAGATTACAAGCGGCGAAATCATAGCGGGAAAATGGATAAAGAAAATATACGAAATCATTATAAACGGGCTGCAAAAGCAGGAGTATTTTTTTAATGCAAAGGCTGCGAATAAGGCTATACGGTTCATAGAGAACTTTTGCCACCACAGCAAGGGACGTAATGATTTAATCAAGTTGGAGCTATGGCAGAAAGCCATAGTTTCTGTTATTTTTGGCATACAGGACGCAGAAAAAATACGTATTTTCCGTGAAATTTTTATTGTAATTGGCAGAAAAAACGGAAAAAGTTTATTTGCATCTGCGATTATTGCATATATGGCGTACTTAGAGCCGGAGTATGGACAAGAAATATACTGCTTAGCGCCGAAATTAGACCAAGCGGCGCTGGTGTATGACGGATTTTATCAAATGGTACAGGCAGAGGACGAGTTAGCGGAGCTGGCAAAGAAACGGCGCAGCGATATTTATATTGCGGAGAGCAACACGGCAATAAAACCGATTGCTTTTAATGCCAAGAAGTCAGACGGATTTAACCCGCAGCTTGTGGTATGTGATGAAATGGCAGCATGGAGCGGGGACGCTGGACTAAAGCAGTATGAGGTTATGAAATCCGCTTTAGGCGCACGTACTCAACCTATGATATTGAGCATAAGCACTGCCGGATATATCAACGACAGTATTTATGATGAACTAATGAAACGTAGCACAAGTTTCTTGAAAGGAAACAGCAAAGAGCGCAGGCTATTACCATTCCTTTACATGATTGATGATGTGGAGAAGTGGAACGACATAGACGAACTGAAAAAGGCTAACCCTAACATGGGCGTATCCGTAAAAGAAAGTTTCTTTATGGACGAGATAGCCGTAGCAGAGGGCAGCTTAAGTAAAAAAGCAGAGTTCCTTACAAAGTATTGCAATATCAAGCAGAACAGCTCTATTGCATGGCTGGAATATCAGACAGTAGAGAACGCCGGAGTAGAAAAGACCTTAGAGGACTTTAGGGACTGCTACGCAGTGGGCGGTATTGACTTAAGCCAGACAACGGACTTAACGGCAGCCAGTGTGGTTATTCAGAAAGACGGCACACTGTATGCGTTTACGCAGTTCTTTATGCCACGGGGCAGGCTGGAATACTTACAGGCTACGGACGGCGTGCCGTATGACATATTTGTTAAAAAGGGGCTGATAACCTTAAGCGGCGAGAATTACGTAGACTACCACGACGTTTACGACTGGTTTACTATGTTACTGGAAGATTACGGCATACGACCTTTAAAAATCGGCTACGACAGATACAGCGCCCAGTACCTTATTACCGATATGGCAAATTATGGTTTTCACATGGACGACGTTTACCAAGGCGAAAACCTTACACCAGTTATAAGGGAGTTTGAGGGCATCATAAAAGACGGCGATTTTAAGATAGCCGACAACAATTTACTAAAGACACATTTCTTAAATGTTGCGCTTAAGCACAACATGGAAACAAGAAAATTCAGACCTATAAAAATCGAGCAGCGGGCGCATATCGACGGCTTTGTATCTGTCATAGATGCAATGACCGTGCGGCAGAAATACTGGGAAGAGTGCGGCGAGCTGCTTAAAAATGCCGCATAGAAAGGAGAGTAAACGGCATGAAATTTTTAGATTATCTTTTTCGTGGTAAAGAGCTGCGATATATCGACAGCTATTTTAAAATGCTGAACGGATACAGCCCGACGTTTACCAGTTATAACGGCGGCGTATATGAAATGGATTTAACCAGAACGGCAGTAAACAGCTTTGCGACACATTGCAGTAAACTTAAGCCGGAGATTGAGGGCAGCGCCCTTAAGTCACTGGAAAAGACACTACAGCATAAGCCCAACTATTTTATGGACACAACAAAATTTATTAAGCGCCTGGCAACGTATGTAGCGGTGGAACACACCGCTTTTATTATACCTATCGAGGACGAGTACGGGCGGCTTTGTGGCTGGTATCCATTGAGAGCGCAACGCTGCGAAGTCGTAGAGGCAGCAGGGCAGGTGTATTTACGGTATCTGTTTGCAAATGGCGAGCATGGAGCTATAGAGTTTGAACGTGTAGGCATTATGACAGACTTTGAATACACAGACGACCTTTTCGGAGAGGACAACAGAACACTTAAGCCAACAATGCAGCTGATACATACGCAAAACGAGGGGATTATAAACGCTGTCAAAAATTCTGCAAATATCCGCTTTCTGGCAAAAGTGGCAAATATGTTGAAACCAGAGGATATAAAGAAAGAGCGACAGCGTTTTACCGAGGATAACTTAAGCGCCGACAACGATAGCGGCATGATAATTTATGATAACAAGTTTAGTGAGCTGAAACAGGTAGAGAGCAAACCATACACGCCAAACGCATTGCAGATGCAGAATATACAGGAAAATGTATGCACGCATTTTGGTACAAACATGGATATTTTACAAAATAAATTTGATGAAAATACGTGGAATGCTTACTACGAGGGGAAAATAGAACCGTTTGCAATACAGCTATCGCTTGTTATGACAAATATGAGTTTTACCGAGAGAGAAAGAGCTTGCGGTAATGCTATTTTCTTTTCAGCAAACCGCCTGCAATATGCCAGCAACACCACAAAGTTAAGTGTAAGCACACAGCTTTTTGACCGTGCGCTATTGAACAGAAACGGCGTTATGGATATATGGAACATGGCACACGTTGAGGACGGGGAAAAGTATTATATCCGCAAAGAGTATACCGAGGTAAGCGAACTGCAAAACAGTAATGGAAAGCCACAGATAATTATACAGCAAGCGCCCATAGCAACAGGGCAGAAGGCAGAGCCGCAGCAGACACCGCCAGCGGCAGCAGGCGAACCAGCAGGCGGGCTGGGAGAGAAAGAGGGTGTAAATAATGCCGATTAAGAAAGAGCGGGAATATAGGGCGCTGGCAGCGCCATTGACAGCGCAGAGTGCAACGAAATTGATACAGACGGAGTATTACGTAGAGGGTTACGCCACTACGTTTGATACGCCGTATTTGCTGTATGAATTTGAGGACGGCACAAAGATTTACGAAAGAATAGACGCACACGCTTTAGACGGTGCAGACATGAGCGACGTTATCATGCAGTACGACCATGAGGGCAGGGTATTTGCCAGACAGTCAAATAAGACACTGATTTTACAGCCGGACTATAAAGGGCTTAAGGTGGCAGCTGATTTAGGCAAGACAGATTTAGCCCGTGGGCTATACCAAGACATAGAGGCGGGCATGATAAATAAAATGTCATGGGCTTTTAGCGTAGCAGAGGAAAGCTACGACAGAGAAACACATACAAGGACGATTTTGAAAATCAAGAAAGTTTATGATGTATCAGCCGTGAGCATTCCAGCAAACGGCGATACTGAAATAAGCGCCCGTGCTTTTGCGAGTAGGAGTTACGAGCAGGAGCGGCAGGAGTTGCTTAAGAGGCGGGCAGCAATACTAAAGATTAGAGCGAGCTTATAAAATCCAAGACCAGAAAGGAAACATAACAATGAGATTAAAAGAAATTGAGGAAAGATTAGCAGCAATTAAAAACGAGCTTACCACAAGAGCAGCGGAGCTGAAAGAGGAAGAAATTACAGCGCTGGAGAATGAGGTAACAGCTTTGCAGGAAGAGAGAGCGGCAATTAAGGCAGCAGCAGAAAAGCGTAGCGCACTGCTTGCGAGAATTGCAGCAGGCGAAAGCGTAGGCGACGGAGAGGGAGACGGCAGCGGACAGCAGAGAGTGCTTAGAAATTTCAAGGGAGCAGCTGGCGAGGGCGATAACGACGACAAATACGGCAGCATGGAATACCGCAAAGCATTTATGAAATATGTATGCAGAGGCGAGGCGCTGCCGAAAGAGTACAGAGCAGATGCGGTAAGCAAAAGCACAGACGTAGGCGCAGTTATCCCTACCACAGTGCTTAACCAGATTGTAGAAAAGCTGGAAAGCACAGGTATGATTTTAGCCCTTGTAACCAGAACTGCATACAAGGGCGGCGTTTCTATCCCCGTATCTACTGTAAAGCCTACTGCAACATGGGTAAATGAGGGAGCAGGCAGCGACAAGCAGAAAAAGAATATTGCAAAAGACGGAATGATTACTTTTGCATACCATAAGCTGCGCTGTGCAGTAGCCGTATCTCTGGAAGTAGATACAATGGCAATCAGCGCTTTTGAAACACTGCTTATTAACAATATTGTTGAGGCAATGACAAAAGCGTTAGAGCAGGCAATCATTGACGGAAACGGAACAGGAAAACCGAAAGGAATTTTAGCAGAGACACCAGCCGACGGGCAGACAATCGAGAGCGCCGCACCGTCTTACAGTGATTTGATTAAGGCAGAGGGTGCTTTACCTATGGCTTATGAAAATGGCGCTGTGTGGTGCATGAGTAAAAAGACCTTTATGGAGTATGTAGGCATGACAGATAAGAACGGGCAGCCTATCGCAAAAGTGAACTATGGAACATCTGGAAAGCCGGAGAGAACGCTTTTAGGCAGAACAGTTGTACTCTGCGATTACGTAGCAAGCTACAGCGCAGCACTTGCGAAAGATACAATTTTTGCATTCCTTTTCAATTTCAAGGACTACGTGCTTAATACAAACTACTCTATGGGCGTAAAGAAGTATGAGGACAACGACACAGACGACCAGATTACAAAGGGCATTATGCTTGTAGACGGCAAGGTAGTAGACAAAAACAGCCTTGTAGTTGTAAAGAAAATCGAGGCAGTGTAATTAACAAGGCAGCTGGTGTATAAACACTGGCTGCCAGAAAGCGAGGTAGACCATGAAAGGGTATTTAGACGCTAAAGAACTGGAAAGCTACAAGAAAGAAGATTTGCAGGAACTGGCAAAGCAGCTGGGTGTAGATGCAGAGGGAACAAAGAAAGAAATTGCTACACGCTGCGCAGCGGTTGAGGTAGACATACCGGACGAAAGCGAGCTTACAGAAGAGGATAAAAGAGCAGCGGAAGAGGCGGCAGCAGAGGCAGCAGCGAAAGCCGAAGAGGAAGAGGCAGCCACAGAGCTTGTAAAAGTAAAAGCACAGCGCCGTTTCCTTGACAAGGAATTAAACCAGATTAAGGATACTGGGGACGAATACGCAGTAAGCAGAGAACGTGCAGCAGTTCTGGAAGAGGCAGGCGTAGCAGCAGTAATAGAAGAGTAAGAAAGAGGGTGCAGGCTATGGCAGCAGATACCACAACATTAACCGAGAAAATGCGGGCGGCGCTGCGTATCAGCAGCACCAGTGAGAAAATCACAGAGGAAATAAACGACTGTATAGCCGCCTGCAAAGCTGATATGAAAAACGACGGCGTAAAAGTGATAAAAGAGACAGACGGGTTGATTATCAGAGCAATTACACTGTATTGCAAGGCAGAGTTTGGTTTTAACAATGCTGCGGAACAATTTAGAAAGTCATACGACGCACTTAAAATGCGCTTATCTTTATCAGCAGAATACAACACAGCGCCGCAAGTGTCCGAAACGGACACCAACAGCACAGAAAGTGGGGTGTAAAGCGGTGGAGTGGCTGGACGAATTAACACTTATTGCAGAAACAACAGCAGAAAACAGGGTAAATAAAAACGGCTTTGCAGTAAAGCCGGAAGAAAGCACACGCACTGTATTCTGTAACAAAAAATCAGTAGGGTACAGTGAATATTTTAAGAGCCAGCAGACAGGAAAACTGGTAGAGGCAAAGTACGAGGTACACAAGGCAGATTATGGCGGCGAGGACGTAGTAGAAGTAAAAGGGCGGCGCTATTTTGTACTTAAGACCTACGATACAGGAACAGACACCATAGAGCTTACGCTTACAGATTTACGCCACAGAAACGAGGTGTAAGCATGGGAGAGTTTAACACAGTCGGGCTGGAAGATATTATAGACGCTTTCAGCCGGAGAGAGGCGGCTACAGTTGAGGCAGTCCCCAAAATGCTTAAAGCTGGTGCTGATGTGCTGATAGAGGCACAGAGAGCAGAGGCACAGGCAATGGGACTGAATGAAACGGGCGGTTTTATCAATTCCATAAAAGCTACGGACGTAAAGGGCGACGATACGGAGAAATACGTAGAGATATACCCACAGGGACGGGCAAAACATGGAAACGACAGAAAAGGAGATAAAAGCAAGGTGCGCTATGCAACAATCGGCTTTGTGGCAGAGTACGGCACAAGCAGCCACGCTGCACGCCCTTATATGACAGTGGCAAACGAAAAGGCGCACGAAAAGGTAGTAGAGGCACAGCGCAGTATATGGGAGAGTGAAACAGGCGAATGAGTATACAGGAGATTTTAGAAAGCGCAGGGTTGCCAGCCCAGAGAGGCGTTTACACTGGACGGGATAAGCCAGACGCATATTATACGTTTCTGCGGCTGCTGGGTACGCCTGCGGTAAATGCAGACGACGAAGAGAAAGAGCGCAGGGAAATGTATAGAGTTACGCTTTTCCATAAGGGCGATTTTGAGGCGCAGCTTGATAAGACAAAAGAGGTATTGAAAGCAGCAGGCGTTTATATCAACAGCATAGACGCAGAAAGCTACGAAACAGAAACGGGGTACTGGTTAGTGCCTATCACAGTCGAGATTTTGAAAGAGGAGTGATTAAACAATGACACTGGGACTGAAAGATTTATATTACGCCGTATGCACAGAGGCAGACGGAGCAGAGAGCTACGGGACACCTAAGAAAATGGCAGAGGCAATGAGCGCCGATTTATCCGTAAAGACAGCAGACGGCAGCTTGTATGCAGACGACACATTAAGCGAGAGCGTCACGGAGTTTGCAAGCGGAACGCTTAAGCTGGGAATTAAAGACCTTACGCCGGAAGTGCTGGCAGAGCTGCTGGGGCAGGCAGTAGATAAGAACAGCGTAGTATGGGCGGGAAAAGAGGACGAGCCGCCGTATGTTGCTGTAGGGTTCAGAGCTAAGAAAACGGGTGGTAAATACCGTTACGTATGGCTGCTTAAAGCAAAATTTAAAGTACCGTCTGAAAAGTACGAAACAAAGGGGGAGAGTATCAAGTTTAACACGCCGGACATTGAGGCATCTTTTACAACAAGAAAGAAAGATAACTTGTGGAAAGCAGACTTTGTGGGAACAGAGGAAAGCGCAGCGGCTAAAACGTGGTTTACAGCAGTGCCGGAAAAGGCAGCAGCAATGGAAAGTGTATAAAACAGGAAAGGAGAGAGGCGTAGCATGGGCTGCGCCTTAATTTTATATCATGGGAGCATTAAAGAGCGGGGCTTTTCCCGTAGAGCTGAACGGCAAAGAATATGGTTTACTTTTTTCGCTGAACGCATTAGACGAAGTACAGGAAAAGTTTGGGGGCTACGACAAATTAAGTGAGGTATTCAATAAAGATAACCCAAACCTTTTTAAAGATACAAGGTGGTTACTTACGCTGCTTATTAACGAGGCACTTTTAGCAGAGGACGAAAACGCCCAGCTGCTTGAAGAGAAGAGGGTAGGCAGACTGATACACGCAGGAAATTTGCAGGAAGTACAGAATGCTATTTTTAAATCGTTCTACAGAGGAACTGCGGGAGACAACAGCGACACAGAGAACGAAAACGACGGAGAAGAAACAACAGAAGAGGGAAACAGGGCAGCCGTGCAGGAAAATTAGATACTGCACGGCTTTTGTATATTGCAGTAGTGCTTTTGAGATACAGGGAACGTGAGGCATGGAGAAAAACACCATACCAGATAACGACACTGTTTAAATATCACAAGGAATATAACCCGCACATTTTCCGACAGGAACAGGCGGGAACACCAGCAGCTACAGAAAACATGGACGATATAGACATAGCGTTAGGGGGCTTTTAATTATGGCAGATAAGACGCAGAACGTCAAAACAAGGTTAAGTTTTGACGGAGAGGCAGAGTATAAAGCAGCCTGCAAGGAAATTAACAGCACCCTTAAAGTGCTTAATTCTGAAATGAAACTTGTAACGGCTGAATATAAGGACAATGCAAGCAGCGTAGATGCGCTGAAAGCAAAGCAGGCGGTACTACAGAAAACATACGACGAGCAGGCAAAAAAGGTAAAAGAAACCGAGGCGGCTTTAGAAAAATGTCGCAAGGCAACAGGAGACAATAGCGAAGAAAGTAAAAAACTTGAAACCCAGTTAAATTACCAGAAAGCAGCGCTTGTAAAGACAGAGCAGGAATTAGGCAAAACGACTGACGAAATGGAAAAAGCAGAAAAAGCCGCTGACGAAATGGGAAAGGAAATAAAAGACAGCGGGGAACAGGCAGGCGACGCAAAGGGAAAATTTTCTGGATTTACAAGCGTGCTAAGCGGAATGGGTACAGCGCTTAAAGCAACAGCAGCGGCGACGGCGGCAGCAGTTGCGGGAGCGGCAACAGCCATAGGAGCGCTTACCACAAAAGCGATAGAGGGATACGCAGCACAGGAACAGCTTGTAGGCGGTGTAGAAACTCTTTTCAAAACGTCGTCTGATACGGTTGTTGGTTATGCAAACGACGCATATAAAACAGCCGGAATGTCTGCAAATGAGTACATGGAAACAGTTACCAGCTTTTCAGCGTCGCTGCTTGCCAGTATGAATAATGACACGGCAGCGGCAGCAGAAAAGGCAAACGTGGCAATTACGGATATGTCAGACAATGCAAATAAAATGGGTACTGATATATCGCTTATACAGAACGCCTATAACGGTTTTGCAAAGCAGAATTATACCATGCTGGATAACTTAAAACTGGGATATGGCGGTACAAAAGAGGAAATGCAGCGACTGCTTGATGATGCAAGCAAGCTATCCGGCATTAAGTATGATATTTCATCATATTCAGACGTTGTAGACGCTATTCACGTCGTACAGACGGAAATGGGCATAACAGGGACAACGGCAAAAGAGGCAAGTACAACAATAGAGGGTTCGGTTAGTTCTATGAGTTCAGCGTGGGACAACTGGGTAGCTGGAATGGCAGACAGCGAGGCGAATTTCTCACAGCTTACAAGCAATCTGGTAGACAGTATTGTAACAGTGGTAGGGAATATAGCACCGAGGGTAATAGAAACAGTGCCGAGGCTGGTAAGCGGACTGGGAGAAATCGTAGAGCAGCTTGCAACGTATATACCACAGGTTATACAGGAGTTATTACCGCCTTTAATGAGCGGCGTACAGGACTTGCTTAATACGCTGGTTGGAATGCTGCCGGAAATGATAAGCATAATCGGGCAGATTATACCGACAATCATAGATACGCTGCTTACTATATTACCGCAGCTTTTAGAGGCAGGCGTACAGATTATTACGGAATTGGCGCAAGGTATCGCACAAGCGTTACCTACATTGCTGCCAACAATCGTAACGGTAGTTACGAACATTGTAACCATGCTGATAGAAAATATACCGTTGCTGATTACAGCAGCATTACAGCTGCTTACGGGACTGGCACAGGGGCTTGTAGCAGCGCTGCCCGTACTGATTGAGGCACTGCCGGAAATCATAACGGCTATCATAAATGCACTGGTTGAGGGCATACCGCTTATTATCGAAAGTGCGGGCGATATTATAGTTGCATTGATTGACGGCATCATAGATGCAGTACCGCTTTTAATCGCAGCCATACCGCAGATTATAGCAGCCATTGTAACAGGACTGATTACGGGGCTGCCTAAGATTTTGACGGCGGCGGGCAAGCTGGTAACGACAATCATAAATAAAATAAAAGAGCTACCTACTCTGATACCGCAGGCAATCGCTGCGGGCGTTGAGAAAATAGCAGAGTGGGGCGCAAATATGCAGGAAAAAGGCGGCACAGTTATAACAAATTTTGTAACGAAAGTTATAGATATTGTTAAGGAGCTGCCGCAGAAAATCTGGAACAGTATAGTAAGCGCAGTAACCAGAGTGGCTACGTGGGGCGCAAATATGCAGACCAAAGCCAAAGAAGTAATGAACACAATGCTTACGAACATTGTAACGATTGTGAAAGAAACGCCTGCTAAAATCTGGAACAGTATAGTAAGCGCAGTAACCAGAGTGGCTACGTGGGGTAACAATATGCTTACGAAAGCCAAAGAGGTAATGAATGCCATGGTAACAGGCGTTATTACGATTGTTAAGGAACTGCCGCAGAAAATCTGGAACAGTATAGTAGGAGCAGTAACCAGAGTGGCTACGTGGGGTAACAATATGCTTACGAAAGCCAAAGAGGTAATGAATGCCATGGTAACAGGCGTTATTACGATTGTTAAGGAACTGCCGCAGAAAATCTGGAACAGTATAGTAGGAGCAGTAACCAGAGTGGCTACGTGGGGTAACAATATGCTTACGAAAGCCAAAGAGGTAATGAATGCCATGGTAACGGGCATTGTTACGATTGTTAAGGAAATACCGCAAAAGATTTATAACAGCATTTCTGGTGCAATTACCAAAGTGGCTACATGGGGTACAGAAGTAAAGAACAAAGCCGTAGAGGGCATGAAAAATGTAATTACTGGAATAACAGACGTATTTAAGAATATTGGCAGTACGTTTGCTGGGTTCGGTAAAAACATGGTAGAGGGCATCTGGAACGGCATAAGCGGCGCTACGAGGTGGATAAAAGACAAAATAAGCGACTGGGTAGGAGATGTTACCGATTTCCTTAAAGATTTATTCGGAATTGCCAGCCCGTCTAAGCTGATGCGTGACGAAATCGGCGTATATCTGGCGCAGGGTATCGGCGTTGGCTTTTCTAATGAAATCGGCGGCGTTAAGAAAATGATTGAGGACAGCGTACCGCAGGAGTTTGACGTAGACGCAAAGGTAAATGTAGGCAATGAATTTAAGTATGATAACGACGACAAAAAGCCAAAGTCGAGAGGCGGCGGCAGTGCAGCAGGCGGCGTAGTTGTCAATCAGTATATTTATGCGAATACCACGGACTATGCAAAACAGCAGAAAGAGGCAGCCCGACAGTTCAGAATGATAGCAAGGACGGTGTAACACATGGAAAATGAAAAACTGACTTACATAAATTCAAGGGGCGAGCGGTTAGAGCTGGGAGTAGACAGCGTATACCATTGCAATATAAGTAAAGACGTAGAGGGCATTTCCGGCGTTACGAGCGTCATTTACAGCACAAACAGTATGGGACAGCACGGCGACACCTACGTAGGGCAGCGTATCGAGGCGAGGGACATAGACGTAGTGGGACATATCAACACACGGGACAAGGCGCAGGCATTGGAACTGCGCCGCCGTATGCTTAAGATATTTAACCCAGAGCTTAGCGCTACGCTGGTGTATGAGTACGGCGGCTTTAAGCGTGTGATTGATTGCAGGGCGTATGGAGAGCCTAAGATACTAAAGAAAGAGGTACTTTATGAGTTTGATTTACAAATAGAGTGCCTTAACCCGTTCTGGCGGGAAGAGGAAGAAACAAAAGAGGATATAGCAAGCTGGGTGGCTGCGTGGCATTTCCCTTGCGTTATCGAAAAGGACAGCACAAAGAGCATGATATACGGATACCGAGCGGAAAGCGTAATAGTGGACTGCTACAACGAGGGCGACGTATCAACAGGAATGAGGATAAGGTTTACAGCACTGGGGACAGTTTCAAACCCGATACTGCTTAATGTGGATACCGAGGAATTTATACAGATTAACTCCACTATGAAAACGGGCGACGTGATAGAGATTAACACGAAGTACGGCAGCAAGGGCGCTAAGCTGATAAGGGACGGCGTAGAAACCGACTATTTCCGCTACATTGATGTAGACAGTACATTTATGCAGCTTGCCATAGGCGACAATATGTTTAGGTATGATGCAGCCAGCGGCGTAAATTCTCTGGAAGTATCCATATTCTACAGCAAGGAATTTTTAGGAGTGTGACGGTATGGAGCTTAGAGTATTCGACAAGACAGTACAGCCACTGGGAGCTATAGACGAGCTGGCAAGCCTGCTATGGCATACAAAGTATTTTGACGTAGGAACTTTTAGCCTGCTTGCGCCGATTACGGACAATAACAGCCGTTTGCTGGTAGAGGGTAACTTAATAACCAAGCACGACGGAAAAAAGGAAGTAAAGACCGCCGACGGCGGCGTATGGCGCAGGGCAGCGCAGATAACCTACGTACACATTACCAAAGACGAGAACGGCTTAGAGCAGTTAGAGGCACAAGGCTATATGCTTAGCTGGTGGCTTAATAAGCGCTGCATTTATCCGCAGATTGTGGCGACAGGTACAAACCAGTATCTTATAAACCTTATGGTAAAGAACAACTGCTGTCTCTTATACACATCTCCGAGCCCACGAGACTACGCTGCATCTCG